GGTGATATAGTGTTTTATAATGAATACTTAGAATTTTATGAAAAATCCCATATTAAAGAACCTATGGAAAGGAGAGGAGCAGACCAAAACTTATGGGTTTGGGAATCCCCAGATTACAGTAGGGACTATATGGTAGTAGCAGATGTTGCTCGTGGGGATGGAAAGGATTTTTCAACGTGTCATGTAATAGATGTTGAGAATAATGTTCAAGTAGCAGAATATAAAGGACAATTAGGTACTAAAGAATTTGGACATTTATTAGTAGGATTAGCTACTGAATACAATGAGGCAATGCTTATTATAGAAAATGCTAATATTGGTTGGGCAACTATACAAGTTGCAATTGATAGAGCATATCCTAACCTTTACTATTCACAAAAGAGTGACTCCCGTAATGCTGATTCGTATTTTGACAAATATCAAGACCACTCAAAAATGGTAGCTGGTTTTACTATGTCATCTAGAACACGCCCTATGGTAATAGGTAAGTTCCAAGAGTATATAGCAGATAAAGGAGTAACAATACAATCAAAGAGATTAGTAGAAGAAATGAAAGTGTTTATTTGGAAAAATGGTAGAGCAGAGGCCCAAACAGGATATAATGATGATTTAGTTATGGCTTTTGGTATAGCAATGTACATCAGAGATACAGCACTTATCCAAAGACAACGAGGTTTAGATGCAACTAGAAATGCATTAAATAATATATCAGTAAATAGAACTTCATATCAGGGTGGGTATTTTTCTCAAGGAAGTAACCCTTACCATATGCCCACAGAAAATGGAAATGAAGATATAAGTTGGTTAATTAAATAATATTTATAATAATAATAATATAATGGCAGATAAGAATTTATTTAGTAGATTACAAAGATTATTCTCAACAGACGTAATTATTCGTAATGTTGGAGGAGATCAAGTAAAGGTAATGGATAGTAATCAAATCCAATCTAATGGAGAATTACAAACAAACTCTCTTATAGATAGATTTAATAGAATATATTCTACAAACCCAACATCTTTATATGGCTCACAGTTTAACTTTAACTACCAATACCTCAGACCACAACTATATTCAGAGTATGATGTAATGGATCAGGATGCTATTATTGCTTCGGCTTTAGATATTATAGCTGATGAATCTACTTTAAAAAATGATATGGGAGAAGTATTATCTATACGTTCTTCTAATGAAGCAGTTCAAAAGGTATTATATAATTTATTTTACGATGTTTTAAATATTGAATTTAATTTATGGCCTTGGGTTCGTCAAATGTGTAAGTATGGTGATTTTTTCTTAAAATTAGAAATAGCCGAAAAATATGGAGTATATAATGTTATACCACATACAGCGTATCATATTGAAAGACAAGAAGGACAAAACGTAGAAAACCCAGCTGAAGTAAGATTTAGGTATAACCCTGATGGTTTAGTAAGTCCAAGTTCGGGAATGTATAAAACACCTCACCAACAAGATAATTCTAATGGTATCTATTTTGAAAATTATGAAATGGCTCACTTTAGGTTAGTTGGTGATACTAATTATCTTCCTTATGGACGTTCATATATTGAACCAGCTAGAAAATTATTTAAACAATATACGTTAATGGAAGATGCAATGTTAATTCACAGAATTGCTCGTGCCCCTGAAAAACGTATATTCTATATGAATGTTGGTTCTATTCCTCCTAATGAAATAGATGCATTTATGCAGAAAACTATTTCGAATATGAAACGTACTCCACATATGGATAAAAATGGGGAGTATAATTTAAAATATAACATGCAAAACATGATGGAGGATTTTTATATCCCGATTCGTGGTAATGATCAAACAACAAAAATTGATACTACTCCTGGTTTAACTTATGATGGAATTCAAGACGTTGAATACTTAAGAGATAAATTATTTGCTGCTTTAAAAGTACCAAAAGCTTTCTTAGGATATGATGAAAATATAGAAGGTAAAGCAACATTAGCAGCTGAAGATATTAGATTTGCTCGTACCATTGAAAGATTACAACGAATCATGGTATCAGAATTAAACAAAATAGCACTAGTTCATTTATATTCTCAAGGGTATAGAGATGAAGCATTAACTAACTTTGAGTTATCAATGCAAACCCCATCAATTATATTTGAGCAAGAAAAAATTGAGTTAATGAAGTCTAAAACTGAATTAGCTACATCACTACTAGAAAAAAATCTACTCCCAACTGATTGGATATATGATAACATATTCCACCTGTCAGAAGATCAATATGATGAATATAGAGACTTAATTCGTCAGGATTCTAAACGCAAATTTAGAAATGCTCAGATTGAGGCAGAGGGTAATGACCCAGTAGAAACTGGTAAATCATATGGAACCCCTCATGATTTAGCATCATTATATGGTAAAGGAAGAATGACATCAGATCCTGCTAACGTACCTACGGGATACAATACAGATTCGGATTTAGGTCGTCCTAAAGATGGTATTACTAATTACGGAAAGCAAAATAATAATTTTGGTAAGGACCCATTAGGAACTAAACGTATGAAAGATACTGATAAAAACGATTCATCTAATAGTAGAACAGATACTAATAAATCAGGTTTAGCCTTAGAAAATGCTCAAGTAACTTTATTGAAAAATAAAGATATGTTTAAAAAAATGAATGAAAAGGTATTAATCTTTGAACAAGATAAAGATGATAGTACACTTTTAGATGAAAAACAATTAAAGGAGTAAAAAATCTCCAATATTTATAAATAAATATATTTTTTGATGAAAATAAAACACTCAAAGTACAAGAACACGGGCATCCTGTTTGAACTCTTGGTGCGTCAAATCACGGCAGACACATTAAAAGGGGGAGATTCTCCAGCTATTAATATATTAAAAGAATATTTTGTAAAAACTTCTTTAGGTCGTGAGTATAAGTTATATGAATCTGTATTAAAATCTGGTACTTTAAATGAAGGAAAGGCAAATATAGTAATTAGTACTATACTTGAATCTTCTAAAGGATTTAATCGTGCTTCTTTAAAAAAGCAAAAATATAATTTAATTAATGAAATTAAAAAACACTATGATTTAGATGTTTTCTTTGGTTCTAAGATTAAGAATTATAAAGAATTAGCAGCCTTATATACCTTAATTGAAGGACATAATACAAAAGCTAATAATAAC